CAATGAAGAAATTTAAACGCTTTGATGAAGGTGGCCCAGTTGATGAGGCAACCGCTAAACAAAGTGGTTTAGATATGTCAAACAAAGAAAAACCAATGGGTTTCTTTGAGCGTCTTCGCGCAGGTAATATTGACGATCCCTCTTCTGAAGCGTACAAACGCTTGGGTGCTGGCCGTGGCCGTGCTACCCCCGCACCAATTGCTGAAAATAAACCTCAGATTACTGCACGTATTCCACCGGCACCAAGAGTGCCTACTCCCAATGAAGAAAGCGGAAAGTTGCAAAACATGATTTCGTCTGGGTCTGATATTGTTGGCAGACCTCAAGATGAGGGATACAGGCCAAATGCAGGTACGGCAAGCGAACGCGCTATGCTTGAAGGCGCATTTGACTCAGATAAGATTATTGAAAATACTGGCCCCCGTACAAAACCAATTGTCACAACTCCAGTTAAACCTGTTGTATCTAAGCCCAAGGCTCCTACGCCAAAAGTTACAGACACGGGCGATCAAGGCGAACGTTTATTGGCAAGATATAAAAAGCCCCCTCTTCGTCAAGAAACTGTAAATGAAAGAGCAAAAAGGTTTGTCGAGAAACGTGAAGCTGCTAAACGCGAAAAAGAAGCCAACGCTGCTCGCGGTCGTAGTGGCGTTGCTTATGCAAAAGGTGGATCGGTTTCTTCTGCATCTAAACGTGCTGACGGTATTGCCACTAAAGGCAAGACACGCGGCAGAATGTGTTAAGGAGTTTAATATGCCACTTCCACTTGGTTTTCCAGCTCTTGCCGCAGGTATGATGGGTTCCGGTCTTTACGGTATAAAAAGAGTGGCTGAAGTTGAAGAAAAAAAGAAAAATGCTGGTAAAAACAAACGTGAAGCCGACGCTGAAATAAAGCGTGAGTCTCGTGGTATTGAGAAGCCAGCTAACTTTGACGCAACGCAAGAATCTATTCAAGATGCTAAAGACGCTAAAGATCGTAAGAAAATTAGCGACATGGGTTACGCTAGTGGTGGCAAAGTTTCCTCTGCATCTAAACGTGCAGATGGTTGCGCTACTAAAGGTAAAACACGAGGTAAGTTTGTATGATTGCTAGCCGTGGAATGGGAGCTATCTCCCCAAGCAAAATGCCTAAAGGTAAACGTAAAGCGCGTAAAGATAACACTGACTTTATGCAGTACGCTGACGGCGGGCCTGTTGGTTTGTATGCCAATATTAACGCAAAGAAAAAAAGGATAGCCGCTGGATCTAAAGAGAAGATGCGTAAGCCCGGATCTAAAGGCGCTCCTAGTGCTCAAGACTTCATTGAATCTGCAAAGACTGCTAAAAAATGAGCACTACTGGCTTAACCCTCTTTAATATGGATTTCACGGAGATTGCCGAGGAAGCATGGGAGCGGGCTGGCCGAGAGATGCGTTCAGGTTATGACCTAAGAACTGCCAGAAGATCAATGAATCTAATGACCATTGAGTGGCAGTCTAAAGGTATTAATATGTGGACAATGGAGCAAGGAATTATTAACCTAACTCCTGGCCTATCTACATACGCACTACCTGTAGACACTATTGACTTGCTAGAGCACGTTATTCGTACTGGATCTAATACAGCTTCTACTCAAGCTGACCTGACTATTACTCGCATTAGTGTTTCTACTTATGCAACCATCCCCAATAAACTTCAACAAGCTCGTCCAATCCAAGTTTGGATTCAAAGGCTTTCTGGTGAAACTAACCCAACTTCGTTAATTCTTGCATCAGCTTTAACTGCTACAGATACAACAATTACGCTTAACTCTGTAGTTGGAATAGCTGGATCAGGGTTTATTCGCCTTGATTCAGAAGACATTTACTATACCTATGTAACAGGAAATGTACTAGGTGGAGTGTTCCGTGGACAAAACAATACAACTGCCGTGTCTCACAACGTTGCGACACCCGTGTTTGTTCCCCAGCTTCCAGCCGTAACTGTTTGGCCTACGCCAGATAACTCTACGCCTTATCAATTTGTGTACTATCGTTTGCGCCGCGTACAAGATGCGGGCGCTGGTGTGGAAACGGCAGACATGAACTTCCGCTTTTTGCCTTGCTTAGTAGCTGGCTTGGCGTATCACATTGCCATCAAAGTACCTGAGTTAATGCCACGTATTGAGATGCTAAAAAGAATATATGACGAAACATTTGAAATAGCGGCCGGTGAAGACAGAGAAAAGGCGGCTATTCGACTTGTTCCTAGACAGATGTTTATTGGTAGCACGTAATGGGTAATAGGTTTGCATCCGGCAAGATAGCGATTGCTGAATGTGATCGCTGTGGTCAACAGTATCAACTTAAAGCGCTTAAGACTGAAATCATTAAGCAACGTAAATATCAGTTGTTAGTTTGTCCAGAATGCTGGGATCCAGATCAGCCTCAGTTGATGTTAGGTACATTTCCTGTAGATGATCCACAAGCACTACGTAATCCTCGCAGGGATACAACGTATGTAACTTCTGGTGTTAACTCTGCTGGAAATCTATCTGGTGGTTCAAGAGACATTCAGTGGGGCTGGAATCCAGTAGGTGGAGCCAGTTTTAATGATGTAGGTTTAACACCAAACTACTTGGTGGCAACTACATTTGTTGGTACAGTAACGGTATCTTAAGGAGCTTAAAATGGCATATACAAAATCAGCCGACGGCATAGTTAAAAAAGGTAAGACTGATGTTCAAATCTTTCCTAATAGTGGCCCTACCCAAAAAGAAATGATGGGTGGAAAAGGTAAGGGTAAGGGTAAAACCAACTCCGACATGAAGACTATGGGTCGTAACTTGGCAAAGATTGCCGCACAGAAGCGAGGTTAATCATGGCTACATTTAGCAAAAAGATGATGGGTAAAGAAGTTGGCGATGCCAAGGTATACGCTACACCTCACACTATGACGGGTAAAGTTGTTAAAGCTACTGACAACCCTGGTTCTGGCCCTGACCATAGTGATGCAAATACAGTCAATATGTCTGTAGGCAATATTGATCGTCGTCCACAGCCAGCGGCTAAAACTTCTGGTATCAAGATACGTGGTACTGGCGCGGCAACTAAAGGTCTAATGGCACGAGGCCCAATGGCATGAACTACAGTGAGCTTGTCACGCAGGTAAACGATTACTGCGAGAATTCTTTCCCAACCGTCAACATGGATGTTTTCATCCGTCAGGCGGAGCAGCGCATCTACAACACCGCGCAACCTGCTAACTTGCGAAAGAACGTGACAGGCATACTGACTATTGGGAACAAGTACCTCCAATGTCCAACAGACTTCCTATCTGTATATAGCCTTGCTGTATATCCGTATAACGCTACAACTGCCACTGGAACTTCTGGTGCAATTACTATAGTGGTGGCTAGTACAATAGGCATTGCAGTAGGTCAACAAGTAACGGGGACAGGTATTGGAACTAATGCACTGGTCAGAAGTATTGCCAGCACAACCATTACGTTGACTGTTGCTAACAGCGGTACTGTGTCTGGTGCAGTTGTGTTTGAAGGCGACTATCTGTACTTGCTAAACAAGGACGTTAACTTTATCCGTGAAGCGTATCCTTTGACCTCACAGTTAAATGAGCCTAAACATTACGCCATCTTTGGCCCTCGGTCAGATAATGTGAACGAGTTAACGTTCATTGTTGGCCCAACACCTAGTTCGGCTTACTACGCAGAGCTTCATTACAACTACTATCCTGAGTCAATAGTTACCGCTGGAACCACATGGCTGGGTGATAACTTTGATTCTGTATTGCTATATGGAACTATTTGCGAGGCTTACACCTTTATGAAGGGTGAGGCCGACATGGTTAAGTTAGCCCAGGAGCGCTATGTACAAGCTATTGCTTTGTATAAAAACTTGTCGGACGGCAAGCAACGTGCTGATGCTTATCGTGATGGTCAATATAGGGTTGCTGTTACATGAGCATCCTTCAAACCCAGACTACCAGCTTTAAAACAGAGCTATATACAGCCGTCCACAATCTATCCACGGATACGTTAAAGATTGCTTTGTACACGGCTGCGGCTGATTTAAACGAATCAACCACTGTGTACAGCGCAACCAACGAAGTTACGGGTACTGGATACGTTGCGGGCGGGGTAGCCTTAACGGGCGTAACCATCAGTTCTTCTGGATATACGGCTTTTGTAGACTTTGCTGATGTAATCTTTGGCGCATCCGTCACGGCTCGTTGTGCTTTAATTTACAACGTTACTCAAGGTAACAAATCCATTGCAGTCCTAGACTTTGGGTCTGACAAGACTTCTGCCAATTTCACCATCACAATGCCTGCTAACACAGCCACAGCAGCATTGATTCGTTCTTCTAACTAAGGAGTCAATATGACCACGGAAAAACTTAAAGCCACCGACCATGTTTCTAGCGGTCTGACTTGTAATCTTAAAGCCGGTGAGGAAGCAAAAGCTACCGGCCTGTTTGAAATCAAATGCCATGACAAAGACGGTAACTTGAAATGGGAAGCTCAGTCTAAGAACTTGGTAGTCAACGTTGGCCTTCAGTACATGGCGGGTTCTGCACTGACTTCAGTCACCCAGATTACCTCTTGGTTTATTGGCCTGTACGGTGCTGGTGCTTCTAATACACCTGCGGCTGGCGACACAATGTCTTCCCATGCTGGTTGGACTGAGGTTGTGGCTTACAGCAATGCAACCCGTGTGGCGGCTACGTTTGTAACTGCGACTGCGGCTAATCCTTCTGTAGTGACTAACTCAGCTTCTCCTGCTACGTTTAACATCAACGGCACAACAACTGTGGGCGGGGCGTTCCTGACCAGCGGTAGTGCTAAGAGTGGTACAGCAGGGACTTTGTTCTCAGCGGCTGACTTTGGCTCACCCGGTGATCGCTCTGTAGTGAATAGCGATACTTTGTCTGTGACTTACACATTCAGCTTGGCGGGCTAATATGTCAGCATGGGGTTCCGGCGCATGGGGTGATGGTGGCTGGGGCTTCACGGCTTTTTCAAGCACGGTCGATGAGACTGCGACAGGTACAGATGCGGTAGCGGCGGCACTCAGTGTTGGGGCTTTGGTTAGTGAAACTGCCACAGGAACAGATGATGTAACTTCGTTGGTTACGGTAAATGCGGCAGTTGATGAGACAAGTACGGGTACAGACGCAATAAACGCAACGGCGGCATTTGGGTCTTCGGTCAGTGAAACAGCGACAGGTAGTGATGACGTAACAGCATTG